AAGGTTTACAACATGCAATAGCCTCTACTATCACTCGTGAGAATTATCAATTTTACGCCAACAAATGCCGCCACGTTCAATTAGAAACTCAACAAGAGGCTTTAGACTTAATTAAAAAATGGGTAGAAATAACCGGGATTAAAAATATTTGTATTGGAGGAGGATACGGTTTAAATGTCGTTGCTAACAGCTATTATATTGAACATCTTCCTGATTGTAATTTTTATTTTGATCCGTTAGCCGATGACACCGGAACCAGTATTGGAGCAGCTCGTTTTCTTTATCACCGAAGAACACAAGATTCTAAACATTATTCTCCTAAAAATAATTTTTATCACTTCTACGAGAATTGTTTTAATCAATACGGTAAAACAGCAACCATTAAAGATGTTTTAAAATTACTTTTAGATCAACAAATAGTAGCTTTATTCGAAGGAGCACCAGAAGCTGGTCCTCGAGCCTTAGGGCATCGTTCTTTATTATTAGATCCTCGAAATCCTAAAGGGAAAGAAATTATTAATATTGTGAAAAAACGTGAATGGTATCGTCCTTTTGCTGGAGTTATTTTATACGAGCATTTTGATGAATATTTTGATACGCTAGGGTTAAAAGAATCACCCTATATGACTTTAAATTTTAAGTGTAAACGACCGAAAGAGATACCTGCTATTGTTCATGTCGATAATAGCTGTCGGGTTCAAACAATTAAGACAGGATTTTTATATGATCTTTTAAAATTATTTTATAAAGAAACAGGATGTCCGATTCTATTAAACACTAGTCTCAATATAGCTGGTCAACCCCTAGTTCAAACTAAAACGGAAGCCACGGAAGCTTTTAAAAATATATATTTTGTAGATGATAAAAGACTTTTTTAAAATAAAAAAACATAAGTTCTATCTCAAAGAGATAGAGGAATCTATTCCTCGAGAAGAGGTTATTGTCCCTGCGTTAGGGGGACCTTCCTGGTTTAAAAATTTATGTCCTTTTATTGGAAAACATAAAACTGCTTTGGATGCTTATCATGAAGCCAGTACTATAATTAGACGAACTATTCAAAGCTGTCCCGGTCTCCTTGAATTTTTTAAAAACTCTTTTCTAGTTAAATTTCCTTGTGATGTTATTCTAGAGACCAAAGATAATGGAGAGTATCTATGGCAGAAGCCTAGTGAAACTAAAGTTTTGACTATTACCCATCAAACAGAAGCTCAGGTTGAATCTACAGGACCTTTAGCTTCTGTTATTCTGATTAAATTTTGTCTTCCTTTTCTTTTTCAAGCTCCTAATAATAAAGTATCTATATTTGAGTCTACATATTGGAAACTTCAGCCTTATCGAATAGCACCAGGTATTATTGATTTTAAAACAAAACGAAGCGCTCTTCCGCTTAATATAATTGCTCTTTTTAAAAAGAAAAATAAAGTATATGAATTTAAAAAAGGAGAGCCTATGTGTCTTTATTATACCTTTAATCAATGTATTTTAGAGAAGAACGAAAATTTAATTGAATCCCCTATACGAGTAGATAAAGAGAGAACCTTCACACACCGCTGGTAATGAGGTAAAATGCTATGATATACTCTAAGCATTATGTCATTACAAAAAGTAGCACTAAAGCCAGGATTCAATAAACAAGCCACTGCTTCACAAGCAGAAGGAGAGTGGATTGATGGGGATAACGTACGTTTTCGTTATGGATCTCCTGAAAAAATCGGGGGTTGGAATCAAAAAACCAGTAATACTTTAGTAGGAGCTGGCCGAGCACTAACCACCTGGACAGCTGTAGATGCTACCAAATATGCAGCTATCGGAACTAATAAGATGCTTGCTGTCTATTCAGGAGATGCCTTTTATGATGTGACTCCATTAGCTTCTACTGTAGCTACATGCACAATAACTTCAACTACAGGATCAAGCACTGTAACTATTAATAAAGCTTCACACGGATTAGAAGAAGGGGCTTTACTAATATTCGATAATGTTACTATCCCGGCAGGTTGTAGTTTTACGACTGCCGAATTTACAACTGATACTTTTGAAATTCAAACAGCAAGTGCTAATAGTTTTAATGTAGTAATGACATCCACCGAGACAGGGGGCGGAGCTTCCGCTGGAACTGGCACAGATGTTGAGCCTTATGAAGTCATCGGTCCAATCAATCAAACTTTTCAATATGGATGGGGCACATCAACTTGGGGGGCTTCCACATGGGGTACGGCCAGAACAAGCTCTCAAATTATTTTAGATCCGGGATCTTGGTCTTTGGATAATTTTGGAGAAAAATTAATTGCTACCATTCATAATGGTAAAACTTTTATTTGGGATCCGAGTCTTGCTAGTCCTTTAACCAGACGAGCAGTTATTGCTTCAGGGAACCCTACTAAATCTGTAATGTCTATTGTATCTGATAGAGATAGACATTTGATTCAATTAGGTACTGAAACAACTATTGGAAGCGCCACAACTCAGGATAGAATGTATGTTCGTTTTTCGGATCAAGAAGATGAAACAGATTATGTCCCTACTTCTACTAATACGGCTGGAACAATGTATCTGGATCAAGGCAACAAAATTGTAGGAGCGGTGCAGGGTAAAGACTATATTTTAATTTTAACCGATACGGCAGCGTACATTATGCAATATGTAGGACCACCTTTCACTTTTAGTATAAGACAGGTTGGTTCAGATTGTGGAGCGATTGGCCAACATTCTATTGTATATGCTAATGGAGTAGTGTTTTGGATGGGAGCTACTGGTGGATTTTTTATGTTTGATGGCTCTGTTAAAACCGTTCCTTGCTTGGTAGAAGATTTTGTATTTACGACTCAAGGAAATAATTTAGGAATTAATTACGACACAGGAAGCGAATTAGTCCAAGGAGGACACAATGCTTTATTTAATGAAGTCTCTTGGTTCTATCCTCAAAATTCAGTTGATCAAATAGATCGAATCGTAACTTATAATTATTTAGAACAGGTTTGGACAACAGGAACTTTAGATAGAACCAGTTGGGCGAATGCAGATATTTTTGATTTACCTTTTGCTACTCAGTTGGATGAATCAAACCCTCCAGATTTTCCTACTATTAATGGAGTTAGTAATGGACGAAGTGTTTTATATGAACAAGAAACAGGAACCAATCAAGTGCGTAGCTTTACTACAGGTACGGTAACCACAGCAATTTCTTCTTCCATTCGATCAGGAGATTTTGATTTGGATGTAGATGGTGATGGACAATATTATATGAGTGTCAGAAGATTTATCCCTGACTTTAAAAACCTTAATGGTACCGCTAACGTAACAATTTACTTGCGCAGATTTCCAAATGATACAGCTACGGGCTCTCCGTTAGGACCTTTCACTGTGTCTACATCTACTCAGCAAGTTTGGACACGAGCACGAAGTCGTTTAGCTAGTTTTGAAGTAGCCGCCGATGAACTTAATGGAACATGGCGTTATGGTTTATTTAGATTTGATTCGCGACCAGATGGAATGCGCTAATGGCTAAAATTACGGTAAATATTCCTGAACCTGCTGAAGAATATGATGTTTCTAATTCAAGACAGCTTCAAGAAGCCTTAACTACTTTTAAAAATCAATTAAATACTTCCTACCAGAAGGATTTAAAAAATGAACAGGAAGCTTTAAACTTTTTTCTATTATGAGTATACAATATAAAAATGCAGGGTTTGATTTAACCACTACTAATATGACTACCTGCCTAACAATGGATGATGGCTCCCGAGCTATTATTCAAAATTTTCAATGTGCTAATACTTCTACTGCAGCTATTAGTGTAAAATCTGAATTTGTTGATAGTTCAGCTTCTATTACCTATCAGATCGGAATAGAATCGATAGCTGCTGGGGACACTACAAACTTAGCTAAAGGAGTTTTAATTCTGGAAGAGAGCGATGCTTTAAAAATACAATGTGCAGCGACAGCTAATGTAGCTAAGGGTGTGGTATCCTATGCATTAATTAATCGTAGCGACGAAAATGGCTAAGTCAAAATATGGATATACCCATCTTAAACGCAGACATAAAAAAAGGCCTGGACGTCATGCTAAAAAACGTAGTAAAAGAGTCCCTATGAACAAACGCACGCGAGGACAAGGATGAAATATAAAATTATTGATGGGAAACAGGTTCCTGTTTTACCTGCGAAAGCTGTTGAGATTATTCAACATAAAAAAACTGGTAAAGTTTATGCATCTAAGGAGGAATTTGATAAAGATGTTGCTGATCCTAAGACGAACACTACAAAAGAAGATTTTCGTCAGGATTTACAAGTAACAGTCGCATCTTTAACCGTACTTGGTAAAACCAAATAATGTTACCTTACGGAGGTACCGAAATTCAATATGATTACTTGCGTAAATATGGAGATAGAAATCTTCTCGAATTAGTACAGATTACTACTTCAGTACCCGAAAAAGAACCCCTTCATCCTTTACGACCCAATATTTTATGGATCAAAAATTCTTATGACCAACCTAATCTAGCTCCTTGGTTTACTAAAAAAGAAAATCATAAAAAATATGATTGGTATGTTTTCAATTCTCATTGGACCTATGAAAAATATAGATATTTTTTCAATGTGCCCGACACTCGTAGTGTTGTTATAAAAAATGGTATTGATTACGAAGAACTAAAACTAAAAAAAGACTTTACTTATAAAGATCCTTTAAGACTCGTTTATTTTTCAACTCCGTGGCGAGGATTAGACGTTCTCCTCAATACAATGGAACTATTAAAAGACGAAAAAGATATTGTGTTAGACGTTTATTCCAGCACTATTATTTATGGAGATGGTTTTCATATAGAAAATGAACCTAAATTTCTTAAGCTCTATGAACAGGCTAGAGATTTAAAAAATGTAAACTATAAAGGATATTTACACCATAACGAATTAATGGAAAAATTAAAAGAGTATCATGTCAGTGTTCATCCCTCGACCTTTGAAGAAACTTTTTGTATTTCAGCCATGGAGGCTTTAGCTGCGGGCTGTATGTTAATAACCACGGACCTCGGGGCTATACCCGAAACCTGTGCAGAATTTCCAGTTTATATCCCCTATTCATCAGATAAAAAGCATTTAGCTGTTCAAACAGCTGAATCCATCAGACAAGCTAGAGAAATCTTAAGCGCCCGGGACATAAGTCAAAGCTTGAAGTTTCAACAGCAGTACTATAAGTATTATTACGATTGGAAAGTTATCGGATCCTTTTGGGATCGATTTTTACAAGGAACTATACATGCCAGACGCAAAGAAAAAAACATCCAAACTTAGTGTGTTGCCTCGAGATAAAGAGGAAGAAAAAAGAGATAAAAAGATTGAAGCCCTTAAGGAGTCCCAAGGATTATTTGTAGCAACCCCTGTGCATTCCGAAGTTACATTACATTACATGAAATCGTGCTTGGATTTGCAAAAAGAATGTCTTTTGAATAGTACCAGCATTACTTTTCAACTTATGAAGAGTAGTTTAGTGACTCAAGGAAGAAATCTATGTGTAGCAGCTTTTTTAAGCTCTAAAGCTGACCAAATGTGTTTCATTGATGCGGATATTTCTTTTTCGGTACGCTCAATTTATCGAATGTATGAATGCCCTTATGAAGTCTCTTTGGTTCCTTACCCTATGAAAACAGTAGATGCTAATAAATTCAGACACGATGATGTTAAGAGACCTAGTGATCATCCTGATACCAAAGGCTATATCTTTCCTGTTGAGCTTACTAATATGGATGCTATCAACATGCACAATGGCTTTGTTGAAATAAAGAAAGGACCTGCAGGATGTATGATGATGAAGCGCAGCGCTTTTGATAAATTAATAAAAGCTTACCCTGATTTAACAGTTAAACAACAGACAATGATTAATGGAAAGATGGTTGATCGTCCTAATTACTATAATTTTTTTGATACCTATTATAGCAAGAAAACTAAACTCTATTTGGGAGAAGACTTTAATTTCTGCAAATTATGGACTGATATAGGGGGAAAAATATATGCTTTAGCAGATGAAGAAATCTCTCACGTTGGAGAAAAGATGTATTCCGGAAAATTACTTCAAGAGCTCACCAAAACGGGAGGCAAAAGCATTCCTTTGGGAGCAAATGTAAATTTAAAAAAATGACCTTCGAATTTTAAGCAATTT